GATCCGACGGTCGATGCCCAGGTGACCGGCGTGAGCCTCGACCCGGTGATTCGGGGCGGCCCGGCCATGATCGTCTCCGTCCCGTATCCCTCCGCGGTGGAGATCGAGTAGCTACCGCCGTTCGGCTCCTGGTACGCCTCGAATACCTCCACGATCCAGATCTCGCCGCTCCGGGTGGGCGCCGAGATCCGCTGGATGAAGGCGTCCGACCACGCCATGTCAGGTCGCCCAGGTGCGAGGCGTGAGCGAGCGGAGGCCCTTGCGCGAGTCCAGGATGGAATCCAGGGTCGCGCGCATCCCGCGGTTCGGCTGGGTGTCGTCGCCCAGGTTCAGCTCGCGCGGGCTCGGGACGGTGCCGCCGACGCGGCTGCGCGAGGTGTCGCCGTAGTCATCGAAGCCGGCGGCGAGGATCGCCATGTCCACTTCGAGCTCCATGTCCAACGTCCAGGTCAGCCCATGGTAGCTCGTGAGGATCGGGCGGCTCATCGCCTCGTCCGGCAGGCGAAGGGCAGGGTAGAAGTACCGCCAGCGGACCATTCCCACGAGCTCGGTGGTGTTCCGGATCGCGGTGGTGGTCGTGATGTCGTAGCTGGAGCTGATGGACGAGAAGGCGAGGAGCTCCGCGATGTGCTCGGGTTGGCGGCTTTCAAGCCAGAGCTCGTCCCCGCTCGAGAGCGCGGCCGAGGCGGACCAGGCGGAGAAGGCGTTGCCGGCGGTCCAGATCGTCGTACCGCCCCGCTCCCGGTGGAACGTCGTATAGCCCGCCCAGGTCTTGGTATGGTCGGCGCAGACGCCGATCGCGCCGCCCCGTAGGAGGTGCTCCCATACGCTCTCCAAATCGCGGACGACGCTGCCGGTCAGCCCGCGTTCCTTGGTGATGCGTACCCGCGGCCTCCCGCCCCATATGGCCGACCGGTGTGACCCGGTGCCGTCCCGGACCATCACCCGGTCGCGCCCGCGGATCTCCTCCATGGACGAGAGCGGCGCGCCCAGGCTGACGCTCTGCAAGCTGCCGTCCGGGTCGGGGTAGTAGTAGATGCGGGCGGTGGCCATGTCAGCTCCAGGCGTATCCGCGGCCCGCGAGCTGCCGGAAGGAATCGCTCACGCTGTCGGCGTCGATCTCCAGGTAAAGCCGCCCCCCTCGGCCGGTCATCCGCGATCGGCCCGTCGCACCCATCGAGCGGAGGTATACCGGCTCGTTGCTCTGCGACTCGATCGGACCCTCGCCCTCCAGCTTTACGGTGGCGACGGTCTTGCTACCCCCGGCTGTGCCGGTGGAGGTGAACTCGCCGTCGCCTCCGGCCAGGCCGAACGCCTCGGCGATGCCCTGTGCGAAGGCTTCGATGACGTCCAGCCAAAACGTGGGATCTGCCAGGAGCGAGAGGATCGACATGGCGATAGCCGGCGCCCCATAGGCGATCTCCTTCACCAGCGCCGGGGCGGCTTCGGGCAGGCCTACCACGATGCCGTCCACGAAAGCCGTAACAGCCTCGGTGGTGTTCTCCATGTCGGATAGCGCCTTGAGCATCGCGACCACGCCAGAGCCCACCGGGCCCCCGGCGGCGCCGATGGCCCCGAACGGGTCGCGGATGGCGCCAGCGGCGGTCTGGAGGCCGGCCCCCACCTTGGCGGCACCGGCGGCGGCCTTCGCGGCGGTCAGCCGGTCCATGGCGTCCGCGTAGGCCTCGGCGCTCACCCGGCCGGCATTGAACTCCTCCGTCCAGCGCAGGAGCTCGTTCTCGATGGCCTGCATCTGCGTAAGGGTCTCGGGCGGCGCCACCTTGTCCAACGACGCGGCGAGGCCCTTGGCGTGCTCCGTCGCGCGCTTCTCCTCGGTGGTGGAGAACATCAGGATCCCCACGTACTCGGCGGTAGCCTCGATCTGGCGCTCCCTGGCCGCCGTCATCTGGTCGGCCTGCTTGATGAGCTTGTCGGCCTCGCGTTCGGCCTCGGCGGCTTCCCGCTTCGCCTTGGCCTCCTCTCGGATCGCCGCCGCGTGCGCCTTCTTGGCGGCCTCCGCTGCGGCATCCGCGAGGATCGCCTCCTTGGTAGCTTCCGTGCTGCGCTCCGTGGCCGCCGTTGCCTCGTCCATGACCGGTTGGAGCGCGTCAATGTGTCGTTGGAGCTCGCCGCTGGAGGTCGTCAAGGCGTCCCAGGCCCGGCCCACCATGCTCACCGGGCCAAGCGTTTGTTGCGTGGTGTCAACGATGGTCGTCCACAGGCTCCGCTGATCCGTCTGGAGCTCGGCGATCTTCGCCCTGGTGTCCGCCGTCGCCTTCTGCCAGGAGCCGAACGAGCGGATCGAGGCGCGCTCCATGTCCGCCTGCGCGCTCGTGAGCTGACCCGTTGCTTCGGCGAGGTCGATGAGCGCCAGCCGTTCGGCGTCGAGGATCGGCTTCAACGCCTCGTGGGCAGCGGTCACGTCGGCAGTGATCTCCGCCGCTCGCTCGGCGTCCTCGGCATAGATCCGCCAGGCCACGTACGCGAGGCCCACCACGCCCGCGACGCCGGCCACCGCCCCGGCCACGGTGCTCATCGCCGTGCCGCTCGCCATCATGCTCTGGGCGACCTGGAGGCCCTGCTGGGTGAGCACCTGCATCGGGTTCGCGCCCGAGGCGAGCTGGGTCACGACGTCCGGCATCTGAACCGCGACCTGACGGAGCCCGCCGGCCATGCTCGATGCGCCGACCCCGGCCGCGCGTGCGGCATCCCCCAGGTCCTTTGCAGAGCTGGCCGCCGCGTCCATCGGCCCGCTCGCCTGGTCGGTCACCCGTAGGACGATGTCGATCGAGTCAGCCACGGAGATCCCACGTCACTTGAACGCCGGTGGGGAGCCGCCTTAGCTCCTGCTGCTCGTGCTCACGGCGGATCCGGATGCACAGGGACGCGAGCCCGAGCTGGTAGGGCGTGAGCTCCTCCACCTCATGGGGCCACCGCCCGTAGCGGTGGGCGACGGCATCGAGCAGGAGCACGGATTCAGGATCCGCCGCGAAAGGAGGCCAGGCGCGCGGCGTCACCTCCCGATCCCGTGGAATGGCCCCATGCTGCCACATAGAGCGCGTCGAGCATGTCCTGCGGGAGGTAATGCTCCGGGAGCCGTGGCGGGCTGCTGGTGCGGTCCATGGGCTCGCTGGAGGGCACGATCTGTACGGGCTCCCATCCGCCCCCGTCCCCGTTCGCCACCGCCACCACCGAGGCTCGAACGACCGCCGCTTGAACCTCCTGGGCGCGCCCCATCCGCTCCGGGTCCTGGAGGTTCCGGGTCAGCCGGTCGCGCCGGATCTGCGCCAGCTTGGCCGGGCGCTCGTCCTCGGGGAGCTCCGCTACCGCGGCCTCGGCCACGATGTCCTCGGTGCTCGGCGTGGCGATGGCCAGGAGCAGCGTGCGGCTGTCCCGCATGACCGCGGAGGTCACGCGCCGAAGCCGGAAGCGCAACTTGCCCAGCTGAACTTCCAGGTGGGCGCCTTCCTCGAGCTGGTCAAGCGCGCTCATGGTCAGCTACCGATGCCGGTGGCGGTGTTGTTCGTGAGCACGATTGCCAGGCCGCTATTCGAGGCGTCCGCGTAGCCCCGCCACCGGACGGATTGCGTGATGTACCCGGCCGCGCTGATGGGATCTTCGCACTTCTCCAGGATGGCGTTGTGCAGCGTGAACGCCAGGGACATCGACCCGGACGTGAAGGTAAGCGTCACGTTCGCCGCGGTCTTGGCCAGGTGAGCCGTGTAGAGGGCATCCGTCCGGTAGACCAGGTCGCATTCGATGGTCACGTTCACGTAGTCGCCGCGGTCGGGCTCCGCGATGTACAGCGTGCCGAGCTCGTGGACGCCGTCGGAGTCCAAGCCGTTGTCGATGGTCAGCTTGAAGTTGCGCGGGCTGTAGTTCACCGAGTTGAAGGCAAGGTTGCCCGCCTCGTTGTGCAGGACCGGCGTAAAGGACGCCAGGGCCGGAAGTGAGGGCGAGGCGGCTGCGCGGGCTCCGGCGTTCTTGAACACCATGTCGGCCATCACGAACATCGGTTTGCCGGCCTCTACGGACAGCACGAGCTTCGACACCTTGCCGCCGTAGAACTCCTCGGCGTTCGCGGTGCCGCGCTGCTGACACGCGGAAAGGCCCGTGGGCAGGGTCGAGGCCATCGTAAAGGTGTGGGTGTAGGGCCCGGTGCCCGCGTCCGCGACCGTGCCCATCGCGTGCTTCAGGAGGAGGCCCAGCCCGTTCCCCGCGTAGCCGGCCACCGCCTCGATCGTCCCGCTCGTGCGCTCCTTGGCTTCGAAGCTCTCCGACTGGACGGCGCCGACCGAGGCCGCGCTCACCAGATGGGGGAGCGGCTCGTGGGTCGCCCGCGCCATGACCGTCGAGGACTTGCCCCGGATGGTCATGGTGCGGGACGCCTCCGTGCCCCAGGTGCTCTCCTCGCCGATCGCGAACCGTAGATCCCTGCCGAGGTATGGAACTGCCATCTGTCCTCCTAAGCCTCATCCTGGTCGCGGATGAGGAGCCAGGCGCGTGGAACCTCCACCGCGCCATCCTGGGTTCTCACGGTGGGAACCACCGTATAGTCGAGGTCGACCGTGCCGGCGGCGATCGTCAGGATCACCCACCGGCCGGCAAAGAAGCGGGTCTTGGTGGCGTCCACCATGGCGGCCTGTGCGGCACCGGCTCGCGTGACCACGTACGTGGCGTAGTCGATCTCGTCGCACGCATAGCTGTTCGCGAACGGAGCTCCGCGCCGGCGGATCCGTCCGCCCATGTCGAACGCGACGTGTACCGTCTCGTCGCTACCCTTCGCCCATCGCGTCAGCGGCCGGTCGTCGCCCGGACGAGGGATGATGGCGGCGATCTGGCGCCGGGGTGGGCCGCACGTCTCGATGTACCCGGTCTTGGCCGCGGCGATGACCACCGCCGCCGAGCCCGCCGCCGCCCCCGACGCATTCCAATAGACGTGGATGTGCAGCATGCCGGCCGCGGGGGCGGCGTAGCCGTCGATCTGGAGGGTGCCGGTGCGGTTGGTGCGGTTGAAGCCGGACCAGGCATAGACGAGCTTGGTGGAGCCGTCCGCGTCCACGACCCGCACCTCGTTGCCCGAGGCGTCGATCTCGTCCCAAAACTGGTCCCAGGTCGCGGGTACGACCGTCTCGATGTCGATCGTCCCGGCCGCGCCCGCCGTATTGTCCACCGACATGGACGCCCGGCGCTTCCAGGTAAACCCGGTCTCGCGGTACCAGCTCATATCCCCGACCCGCTGGGGTTGTCCCAGTAGACCTCGATCGTGCCTGCGACCAGGCTGGCCCCGGGAAGGTTGTACTCGTCGCCGTCGAACGTCTCGAGCGACACCTTGAGGTCGTAGACGTTGCCGTTCAGCGAGCGGTCCGCCTCCAGGGCGGTCGCGATGTCGTCCACGAGGTCGAGGCCGGCGTAAAGCCGCGCCTGCGGCGTGTCGGTCGTGGCGTAGACCCGGGCAAGCAACGAGACCGGCATCGTCCGAATGTAGTTCCCGAGCGCATACCCGTGCTCGGTGTGGATGGCCCGCGGCGTCAGCACGACCAGCAGATCGCGGCCCTCGACCGGGAGGCCGGCGGCGACGATTACCCGGTCGTTGCCCGAGAGGTCGTAGGTGTAGCTGCCCCCGGTGATGCCCTGGAGGTCGGTCACGATCCGGGCCACGGCGGTCTGTGCGGTGCTCGCCATCAGCGCCCCCCACCGAGCACGGCGGTGCGGACGTGCTGCGCCAGCTCGGGGCCGAGCTTGTGCGCGGCGTCCTCGAGCGCCGGCCGGAGGTATGGGCGCTTCGGGATGGTCACCTCGCGCACAAGGACAAAGTACGGCGTGCCGACCGCCCCGCCCCGCTTGAGCCTACCGCCCGCGGTGCGCTGCTCGGTCTTGAGCACGAGGATCCCGCCGCTCCGAGTCGCGATGAACCGCAGCTGCAAGTCGCGAGGCGAGAATCGCGCCACGCCCGCGCCCGTGAGTGCCGGGCCGACCGGGATGGCCAGGAACTTCCCCCGGACGGGCCGGATGGTCGCCCCGTATTCGTGGCTTGCGGCGTACTTCACCTCACCTCGGCCGCCGCCGCCCGCGTAGAGGTGGAGGAGCACCGCGTTCGTCTGGTCCTGGACGCGGTACCCGATGCTCTGCCGGAGCCGGCCCGAGCGCGTATGCAGCGGATTGCCCCCGGTGACCGCGGCCTGCGCCTTCGCCTGGGCGGAAAGCCCGGCCGTCTGAACGACCTTCAGCACGATCCGGCGCACGCCACCGGTCCCCAGGACTTTCAGGTCGTGCTGAAATTGCTCCAGCTTCCGGAGGTCGAGCAGTTCAAGCGGCAAGGAACACCCGCGGCAAGCGGAGCGGGGCTACCAGCGTCCGGATGTCGGAGGGGATGATGTGATCTGCCTCCCGCACCGTCACCGACGTACCGCCCTGGTTCGTGGTCACGATGCCTTGCGTCCGCCGCTGTTCCCACAGGTGCTTCGTGAGCATGACCGCGGCTTGAGCCAGAATCCCGGGGACCGTAGACCAGCCTGCGGTCACCGTGGCCTTGATGTTCCGGTAGTACGGCCCCCCGTCGTACCAGGAAAGCCCGCTCGAGATCGTGTACGCGATCAAGCCCTCGTCGCCCTTGATGAGGCTGTAATTGCTGGCCGTCACCGCCGTGGAATACGACTCGTTCGGGTCGTCGTAGATGCTGGAGATCGCGGTCACCGGCCACACGTCGATCCGAAGGTGCCGCGAGTCCAGGCGATGCACCAGGCCGCCGAGCCCGTTGTACAGCGTGTAGCTGGTCGACTCCATCGTCGGCGCCGTCCCGCTCGACGCCTGCGGATAGCCGCACCAGGCGGCGAGGAGCACGCCGACCCGGGAGATCACCGTCTCCAGGTTGGTGTCCTCGGCGGTGCCGGTCAGGGCGGGGAGCGCCAACCGCGCCTGCGCGGCGGTAATCAACGCCACCGGCTACCCCGCATCGCCCGGTCCTTGGGTGGGGCCGAGGGTGCCGGCGTCACCACCGGCTCGGGCTCGGGCTCGGGCTCCACGAGGAGGAACAAGCCGTCGAAGTCGGCCAGCAGATACCGCCCCGTATCCTCGGGCACCTCGCGCTCCTCTCCAGCCTGCCAGGTCGCTTCGGTGCCGGGGCGGCTACCGATGTAGTGGCCTCGGGCCAGGAGGAGCCGCATAGATGCCTCCCATCAGCTGATCGAGTGCTTGTAGTTCCAGCGGACGTTTTTCTTGCTGGACGAGTCCACCGTGAAGAACACCTCGCGCACCGTGGAGACCATGTTGTAGATCCCGCGGGGGATGTCCTTGTCGATCTCCACCATGGAGCCGCGGCGCTGGCCGATCTTGAACCGCGACCGGTTGCAGATGATGAACCCGGTCTTGTTGGTGGTGACGTTGTCGAACACGCCCGAGGCGTTCAGGTCGG